GCGAGCAGCCACGCATTCCTGGTGTATTCTTGATAATGTCCAGATCGCGCCTAAGAGTGGCCCAATCACAACCGCTGTCATCAATGTGAGGGTCACCCAGAAAAGCAAGCCCAATAGGTTTGTCAGTATCGACCTTAACATTGATCCACTTCCTCGCTTGTTTGGCCTTCTTCTTGCGCTCAAAGCCACGAGTCATACGCTCGATCAGCTCTTCGGTCGGCATTTCTTCGGTAGGTAGGTGAGGGATTTCGTAGTGATCGGCTTTATCTAAAGAGCCGCGCTTTTCTTCAAACTGCTTAACGCGCTTGGTAACGACCTCTCGGTCTATGCCTAGTATTTGGGCTGCAGCGCGGTAGCTACCAGCCTCTTTGTACGTTTTGTATGCTTCTAGTATTTCAGCATCACTGTATTCGGTTGCCATAGTGTCATCCTAGTCTTGCCACGTCCCCGTTCTGAGCTGCTCTACTAACTCCAGCCCACGTAAGCCAACCTGGCGAAACCACTTGCTGTCCATTAACTCATCGGCTGCGCGATCCCAGTTGCCTTTCTCTGCGGCATCTAGCATGTTCTCGAACAGCGATAGTCTGGGCCAGCCCAGGTTAAAACATAGATTTACCATTACTGCTTGACGAGACTCATTCAGTTCATTCCACCACGGGACATTCCTGTTTAGCTCATCAACTACTACTTCAATATCGTTTTCTAAGAGCATTTCTATCTCAATGGTAGATAGCCCTCGGGCGCTAGTAAGCAATCTGCCCACGCCAATCGTAGGGTGTCCCTGTACGCGGGAACCCTTGCGAATCTCTCTGCCGGTAGCGTCATCGTAGACGTACAGTCTCAAGCCCTCATGTCGCTTGAGCTGCTCAATTACTCTTTGAGTATTCATTACTTTTTGTTTTTGCTCAGCAGGTCCTTGTCGGCCTTGCGAGCGCCCCCTTTACCACTAACGAATGATTTAACGCGACCCATCGCCCATTGATGTGCAGATACCTTTGGACGGCTGCCGCTGGAATAGTATGCCCCCAAGCCACGCTTGTAGACTTTCTTCAGTATGCTAGGACTAAAGCCCCCAGTGCTAGTACCTTTAAATTCAGCCACGCGATCTCTCTCTCGATATGCGATCCATCTCGGCCTTTGTTAGCAGACCTTTGCGGTATCGCTCTGCCGTGCGCTTGATCTCTTTGCGTCTCGCTTCGGGATCTTTTGCACCTTTCGTGTACTTTACAGGAACCCCGTCCCTCTTGGCTACTGGGTTAAACTTACGCATCGTGCTCTTTCTCATTGCCTAGCTACCCCTTTGGTCTTCTCCCAGGTACGCAAACCACCCAAGCCTAACATGCCAAGCAGCACGGGCATCATCTCGCTCAGGTCTAAGGGTGGAACGGTGATAGGGGATTCAGTGATAGTAAGTACAAAATTGCAAATAGGCACAAGCAGGTAATTAGTCGCAAGACCGGCACAGCACACCCAGCCCACCATTGGGCGCCACCCGGCCACAAAGATCGAATGGCTCGCAGCCTCTTCTCGATTGACAGCGATTTGAGCCTGGGCAATTTCATGCGCTTGCTTCTCCGCTAGTGTACTGATCTCAAACGCCAGGCGATGACGTTCATCCGCATCCGGTATGACTTTATCTAGCAGCGTAGATATCGGGCCAATCAGCTTATCTAACATAGTAGGTAGCGAGGCCAATGAGTGACGATATAAGAATCCAGACAAAGCGCTCTGCAACCTTTACGCTCTGCGCGTTATAGCCCACGATAGATTTCAAGCTATCAATGTCTGATTCCTGTTCGTCAAGCCGATACTCAAGTCGGTCAGTCCGCGCCTGGCTGGCAACGATTTTTTCATCAACTCGAGCGATCATGGTCATGGCTTCAGCTAGTTTATCTAGCTTGCCTTCGATCCTGTTAAGTCGTACCGCTTGATCGTCCATATCATCGAATCGGAGTAGTAGTGCCATGGCCCCGGCCAATCAGTCCCAGGCGTACCTTGCAGGTGCCTGAACCATAGTCGCCTGTCTTGACGCCAATCTTATACTGAACTGCCTCTGGCTCATAGCCATAGGTCTCAGTATCAGCAGAAAAGGTATCAACATCGGTGAATGTAGTGCCATCCACGCCTGTTTGTCGCTGCACTGTAACGATGGTTCCGCCAGCAATGCCAGTAATAGACACGTTAAAGTATCCTTGGATAGTGATCTCATCGCTAAATGTGTTCTGAGCTGTAATGCTCTTTGTTACTTCGCCTGACATAATTTGCTCCTATTACTTGGCTACCCAGCCAGTATTGCCGGTTCCTGATTCTTTAACGTAAAGGGTTGTGCTTGCGCCGCCATCTGTTCGCGTATAAAGCGATCCAACATCTGCGGTTACATTGCCCTCGGGAGTGCCCGATCCAACAGTCCAGAAAGGCCCATCCGCAAAGTCAATACCCTTGCCGCTTTCTGGAGCAAAGCCAGCACTTGTGAACTTACCAACCAAAACGCTTGACGTTGTGATTTCAATATTTCCATATTGATTATTAATAGTTCCGTGAGTGCCATTGACACCAAGCCCAAGACATCTCGTGCCATAGTTTTGACCATTGAAGATCTGAAGCGCATCACCGTCAGAGCCGTCTCTTGAGACAGCCATGCAAACCGCACTTGTATCAAACACATTCACTCGATAGCTGGAGTTTGGTGCAATACCAAAGCCTGAATCTCCGGTAGCTTCAAAATCACCATCAACTTTTAAATCAGAACCAACATCAATATCGCCATCAAAGGTTAGTTGGCCCTCAATAGTCACATCGTTGAATGTTGGGTTTCTGCCGAATATCCCGCCTAACTCTTTAATGCTCATAAAATTTTCCTTACTTTGCTACCCAGCCAGTGTTTCCGGTGCCTGATTCTTTAATGTAAAAAGTCGTTCCAGTACCGCCAGTAGTATTAACGTATATAGATCCAATGTATGCTTTGATTGAACCCTCCGGTGTGCCAGCCCCGCTATACCATTGAGGTGCAATGGTCGCATTATCTGACAAGCCAGCATAATCATTCATCTGCAAAATGCTTGTATCGTAGTTGACAGCAGTTGCGCCAGTTGCAGTAACAGCCGCCGTACTTCTTGAAGATGAATTCAGTATCGTGTTGTTTACAAACCGAACGTCATTGCTGGTGCCGCTACCAAAGTTAACAGGCACTCCAAAACTTCCATCAGTCAATCCGATATCTTCAAAGCGATTGTTGTAAAAATAGACGCGATCACTGTTATAAACTTGAACAGCATAACCGCCAGTGGTGCCGTTCCTTACAAACGTATTGTTTTGTAATTGCACATCTAAAACTTTTCTAAAGTTATCAGACCATCCGACTCGGCTACCCTCTTCGCAATCCTTGAAGCTGTTGTTCATCAACAACACGCCTTTAACGCCATAGACCCAAAACGCTCTATCAGAAGCATCATGAACATGGTTGTTTGCGGCAATCACATTGATATTAGGATTGGTGTCGGTAATGTCATTGTCTTGAAGCTGACCTACAAAGAAGCCTCTATACACATCCTCAAACACATTGTTTTCAATGGTAATATTTTTAGGATGCTCAACAGTAAAGTCTTGTGAATCAATTGGAATAAAGACACTAGCCGCACCAACATTACCGCCTATGTTGCTGAAGTAATTGTCTCTGATCACAATGCTATTGATTTCTGCAAATGTGTAGTCAGAATTTGGTTCGATATCAATTGCACCCGGCATATTTGAGCGAGTAATGTTTGTAAAGAAACATCCCTCAATAACCACATGGGTTGCGCCGGTAATGCTTATTCCATTTCTCTGGTCATTATTTGTACCATCAAAAAGACAATTCTGAACAATTACATTTATATTTTCTGCTTCTATGTTTCCGTTTCTAATCGAAAGCCCGTCACCTTGGAATCCACGCAAAATGCAATTGTCGATAGTAAAGTGGCTGATTCCTTGGCACAAAATTAAATGGCGAAACTCATCAAATCCATCATCAACAACAGTACCCTCAAGCGTTAAATTGGATATTCTGTTTGCATACTTGTTATCAGCAATTGCTCCAGAAGAATTTAAAAACTGAAACATGGAAATATTTGTGGTTGCCGATGACTTGTATTTAACAATCGCGCTTTCTCTTCCCGCACCAATAATATGGACGTATGCAGGGATGTTGATTTTGTTGCAGATATACGTGCCTTGGGGGACAAATACTTGCAACGCGCCAGACACAACAGCACTTTGGAATGCCGTCGTATCGTCCGTGACGCCATCACCTTTAGCCCCATAATCTTTGACGTTTACAGCAGAAACTACGTTTTCCAGCATTCTGCTATGTGCTTTCGTTAATGCCATATCAGCCTCTCAGTTTTGCCATTACCATCTTAATGGCGACAGTAGTGGGGAGAATCGTTTTGTACCAAGGCCAGAATTTGTGGCCCAGCTCTTCCATGTCTTCACGCTCGACCCATGCCTTTGTCCAGTTGTCTATGTACTGGTCGCCATAGCGCAGCACAGCATGGCCTCCGCCATT